CACAATTAGCGCCAGAGGGCGAGACTGCCTTGATTGTCCGCCAAAAGCCACAACTAAAGGATGGCGAAGTACAGTTACATGCTGACGGCGCTATCAAATGCACATGGCCTGCTTATCTGCCAAGTCACAGGATGAAGGACGGTGAGGCGTGGTATATCAACACGGCGTCATTTATCATAGACCGCTTTGAAGATGGGCGCATATCAGCAAGCGCAACCAACTGCGAGTTCGTGCTATTTATGATGCTAGATGACATTGGTACCAAGTCGAAAATACCGCCCCTTGAGCCGACATGGATTCTTGAGACTAGTCCTGATAATTTTCAATATGGATATGCTTTCTCGGATCAACCCACTAAGGGTGAATTCACGGCAGCGGTGAAAGCGATTGCAGCGGCAGGGTTTACTGACGCAGGCGCTACTAACGCAGTCCGTAATGTGCGTCTGCCAGGCTCGATTAACTTGAAACCTGGGCGAGATAACTTCGAAGCCAAGCTCGTCGAGTTTCACCCTGAGCGTGACTACACGCTAGAGGAGATTTGCACGGCGCTAGGTGTAACGCCTGCGCCTGCTGATACGAATCACTACGCACCAATCAGACTCGCCGACAATGGTGGCGATGATGTGTTATCATGGCTGAATGATCAAGGCATGGTATTGTCGAAGATCAACGGCGAAGGGTGGTTATCAGTCACTTGCCCTAATAATGTCGAGCATACCGATGGCAATCCCGAAGGTCGGTACAAACCCCTAGATCGTTCTTATTGTTGTCTACACTCGCATTGTGTCGATTTCGGTAGTCAAACATTTCTTGATTGGGTTGCCGCTAACGGTGGCCCTAAAGTTACTCATGGCTTGCGTGACCAACTAATCGCCGAGGCGATGACCGTAGCGCTTGCTAAAATCACGCCTAGTGATATGTTCACCGATGATGCCGACGCTAAAATTGCCGAGGTTGAGCGCAAGGAGCTTGGCAGAGTCGAGAAGTCCAAGTGGTACGAAAGGTTCGCTTACGTCCAAGATGACGAATCATATTTTGATATGCAAGACCGTCGTGAGGTGTCGAGACAGACGTTCAACGCTCTGTTCCGTCACATCAAGTGTATGTCAATCCATGCGCCTACCACCAAGGTTGAGGCATCTATCTGTTTTGACCAGAACAGACAAACGATGGGCGCCAAGGCATTAGTCGGCATTACATACGCTGCGGGTGAGACTGTGCTTGTCGCCCGTGACGGTGACTTGTACGGTAACAGATGGCGTGACGCTCGACCTGACGTGTCAGGTGTCATTGCGTCTGAATCGACAATAGCGCCCTGGCTAAATCATTGCCGTGAGCTGGTGCCTGAGCCTGCCGAGTTAGATCACTTATTTGACATCATGGCCTGCAAAGTCCAGCACCCGCAAGTTAAGATCAATCATGCCGTATTGCATGGTGGCGATGAGGGCAGCGGTAAAGATACGATGTGGGCGCCGTTCATTTGGGCAGTCTGTGGCAGTCACCTCAAGAACCGTGGCATTATGGATAACAACTCGATTAACAGTCAATGGGGTTATCAGCTTGAATCTGAAATACTCTTAATCAACGAATTGAAAGAGCCTGACGCCGCCGCCCGTAGGCAGTTGGCCAATCAATTAAAGCCGATCATTGCGGCGCCGCCTGAGATGTTGCCAATCAACCGTAAGGGTTTGCATCCGTACCAAATGGCCAATCGTGTGTTCGTTCTCGCGTTCTCAAATGATCCCGTGCCGATCTCGTTAGCCTCTCAGGATCGTAGATGGTTTTGTGTATGGTCAGCCGCAGCTAGGATGGACGCCAAAGTAGCGCAGGCGTTGTGGGCGTGGTATCGCAAGGGTGGGTTTGAATCTATTGCTGCATGGCTGCACGCTCGTGATGTGACTAAGTTTAATCCAGCAGCAGCACCTGCCATGACTGAGTTTAAGGCCAATTTGGTTGAGCATGGCATGAGCATGGCCGAAAGTTATTTAGTTGAGATGCTAAAAAGTCGCACTAGCGAGTTTGCCCGTGGCGTGATTGGCTCGCCATTTCATGCGCTTTGTGATCGTTTAGCAGGGTTAGCGCCTAGCAATGTGAAGGTACCGCAAGCTGCTTTGTTACACGCTTTAAAAGAAGCAGGCTGGATAGATTGCGGTCGCCTTGCAAGCGCAGACTTCAAGAGTAAGAAGCATATCTATGCTGCACCTGAAGTAGCGCACGTGTTGAGTAAGTCTGAGCTAAGGCGTGCAGTTGAGGACTTGCCTATGCCTCAAAAAGTCAATACCAAATGAATCGAAAAAAGCGTCTTTAAAACTAATCGAAAATAGCGTCCCCAAACATAATCGAAAAAAGCGTCCCCTTAAAAATATATAAATTTAAATAGCCCACGCCCGTCACCCACGGGCGCAGGCGTAAAAAAGTCAAAAAAAGTCAAAAAAAACCGAAAAAAAATCCAAAAAATCCCAAAAAATAAGGCCAAAAAAGGCCGCTTTTAACGGGCGGCGGCAGCTGGTCAGTCGGCAGCTGGTCAGTCGGCAGCTTGTCAGTCGGCAGCTGGTCAGTCGGCAGCTGGTCAGTCGGCAGCTGCGCGGATCCGCAGCGCCAGGCGTAAAAAAAGCCCGCGTACAGCGGGCCATGGTTTAAAAGATTACTGGTTTAAAGATCGAATACAGCAACCAGTAATAAGACAATAGAGCTCGCGATGATAGCTATTAGCATGATATTTTCCCGTTATAACGCGCCGCGAATAGCTGCGCGCTTGTTTTATCGTTAAATCTAATTGAGTAATCCTCGCCTTGAATTGTGTAGCGTACGATGTACATATTAAAACCCTCCCGTACGATAGATATAAATAAGCGCAAGGCCTAAACCCATGGCGGCCATAAATAAGCCGCCTAAAAGATAGTCTAAAAATGTTTTCATGTTTTCCCTTAATAGTTTACGAATAAAATACTGTCGGCAGTTTCACCCACTACAGTAGTATGATCCTGCAAGTAATCCAGCACCAGGGCGCGGATCGCGGGATCGTCGCTCAAATCAATAGCGCTTAGATCAATGCGATAGCCCAGGGCAATGCTTAGGGGTTTATCTTCTGTCACGTCGCAGCATAATGCGATAACATCTAATTCCTGCGGCTCGCCGCTGTCGCGCTCATAATCTTCGCAGTATTCGAATAAGGCCTGCAATCCCTCAAAAGAAAAATTATTAGGCCGCAGCTGCTTAAATGCGTTGTGAAAATCAGTAAAATTAACATTTTGGTACATTTTGGATCCCTTCGATTAGATTAGTTTAGTTTATTGATTACTTAATAGTAATCCAGCAAACCCCTAAAATTTAAGGGTTTGACGGATTACAGTATTAAGCTGCGGCGGCGTCGCCTGCGCTTGTATCAGGTAATAGCTTTAATAGCTCATTATCCATTGTTGCGCCAGCTTGATTTGTTGCGTCGGTACGTATTGGCATGATCACGCCCGCAAAATTATCAACGCCAGCTAGAGTAACCAGGGCGCCGCTTGTACCGTTCTGGTATAAATTGACGGTATTAGTTTTAGATCCACCAAGCGCGTGCTGTACTTTTAAAAATTGAACCATGTATTCGTAATTAAAATTAGCAGCCTCGCCGCTTGTTTTAAAATCACAAACCCTGCGATATTCTGGAAATCTACCGTCAATTTGGCCAAATATCGTTTGTGTACCCGCTGCGCTTATTTTCCAAAATCCTTCCTTATCTTCGCTACTGATAATTAGTTCAGGATCGAATGATCTAGTGGCCTTCGGTAGATTTTCAATTACTTCCCTTGGAATGATCAGGGATCCTGCGCCCTGGTTATCTTCACTAGGATGATTTAATAAACCCATTTTATGGCCGCACGTTGCGACTAAGCGCGTTGTTGTTTGATTAAATTCTACGAATACGCCGCATAGATAAAATCTAATATCCTGCTTTGCTGCTAGGTTTAACATGGCCTTCAATTGCGATTGTTTGATTGAAAATTGCATTTTTTAGTTTCCTATAAGTTAGATTAGTTTATTGATCGTTAAAATAACAATCCAATAAGCGCCAGGGCGGCGCTTATTAGCTTATTACTTAAAAATAACCTAGAGGATGATTTTCTTCATCATAAACGCGGATAACTACTAATCCCTTAGCGTTTCCAACATCTTCGATTTTATACATCCATCCATCCATTTCGGCCTCATTGTTTTGAGCACATATAAATTTTGCTTGTTTAACGGTGAAATAGCTGCTGGGTGTTTCCATTGATAGAGTTAACATTTTGTTTTCCTAGTTTAGTTTATTGGCGGGTTTTCACCCGCCCATTGATTAACAAATAAAATCAGGGTGATTAGTTACATTGAAAATTGGCGCATATTCTTTTAATTCAATGGCCGCTTTTTTAGTTCTTGCGCTACGGATTAGAGTAGATAAACTACGCGCTACAGTATCAATCATGCCCATTTTATGCATGATCACGATATTAGCTAGTTCTCTTTTTTCTGACTTGTTTAGCATTTTGTTTTCCTTAGTTTAGTTGATTGTTTGTTTACGACAATTACAGTATCTCAAAATTTGTTACACTTGTCAAGCACTATTTGCAAAATAAATACAAAATAGTTAAAAAATTGTCAAAATATTGGCTGTAATTGTCAAATGACAATTGTGAAATGACGTATTGACGCGGCCAATAAACGCAAAGCGCAAGGGAATTTATAGGTCAAATTGTCATTTTATTAAGTATATTTAAGTAGATTAAATTTGATAAATATAGGGTTACTATTGGCGCGACTGAAATAGGAATGACAATTGACCTATATGACCTATAATTCCGGCCGCGCTATGCTGGCGCCAAAATCCCCACGCCCACGCCCTAAACTAGTTTATATGTCAAATTGTCAAATGACAATGTGACTCATAAGACTAGAGCTAGCAGCTTAAAGCTGGGAGCCATGGCGCTAACTATTTTGGCGTGACAATTTGACAATGTGACAATCGCCCACGCCTTGCGCCTGCTACCCGCAAAGCCTTATACTTACAGGCTTGCAGGCTTGCGCTACCCGCAAAGCCTTATACTTGCTGGCTTGCAGATTTTGCCTGCCATTTTGCGGCCAAAAACTTTTTGCATGGGGGGGGGTAGGGCCGAGCCGAACGGCCCTACGGCGGCGGAGCGTTTGCTCAAACTTTTTATTTTTTTATAAAAAATCTATGCTAATATTCCACCATGTTTGATAACTTTCATTCCTATGTGTATGAGCCACGCAAGCTAGAAGCTACCGAGGCTAGATTGCAACGCATCTACGACGCTGCCAAGTTAGGACTCAAAGGCGACACGTTAGCCCTCGCTGCTGGGATGCGTCCTACCGAATACCGACAGCTCACGCAACTAGACCCCATTGCTGAGTATGCTGAACAGAAAGGCAAAGCCGATGGCGAGATGGAGTTATCAGCGATACTGCACAAAGCCGCAGCCGATGGCGACGCTAAAGCTGCGCTAGAAATCCTCAAGCATCAGCACGGCTGGGTAGCTAAACAACAACTGTCGATAGATGTTGAGCAACGCATCTCGATTACAGCCGCACTCGAACAAGCGCAACAGCGCGTCATCGAAGGCGTGTTCAAACAAGTGGAAAGCCAACCAACCGACGCAGAGACGTTCCACGTGAAACCTGAACTGAAACAAAAAGTCGCCTAAATGCAATCTACCATCTACTCAGCGCAAGACGAACAAGAACTTATGTCACGCCTGTGGAGTCCTGCGATTAAGGACAATCCGCTAGCGTTTGTGATGTATTGTTATCCTTGGTCGCAACAGGGTACGCCGCTTGAGAATTTTACAGGCCCACGCAAGTGGCAACGTGAGATCTTACTGGACATAGCCGAACATATTAAGCAGAACCAAGGCAAGCTGGACTTTGATGTATTGCGAGAAGCGGTAGCGTCTGGGCGTGGAATTGGTAAGTCGGCGCTAGTCTCATGGCTAGAGCATTGGATGTTATCCACCAGAATAGGCGCAACCGTCATCGTGTCGGCTAACTCGGAATCGCAGCTACGCAGCGTCACCTGGGCGGAGATAACTAAGTGGCTCAGTATGTCCATCAACAGCCATTGGTTCGAAGTGTCAGCCACTAGAGTGATGCCAGCCAAATGGTTGACTGAACTGGTAGAACGTGATCTGAAAAAAGGCACACGGTATTGGGGTGTTGAAGGACGGCTATGGTCGGCGGAGAATCCTGACGCTTACGCAGGAGTTCACAACTACGACGGGGTAATGGTTATATTCGATGAGGCAAGCGGTATTGATGATTCTATTTGGGCGGTGACAAGCGGGTTTTTCACGGAGAATACGCCCAACAGGTTTTGGATGGCGTTTAGCAACCCACGGCGGAATTCAGGGTATTTTTATGAGGCGTTCCACTCCAAGCGGGAGTTTTGGAAAAACCGCAACATCGACTCGCGCCAAGTCGAAGGTACCGACAAGAACGTGTATGAGCAGATCATCGCTGAGTACGGCTCCGACTCGGTGCAAGCCCACGTCGAAGTGTACGGTATGTTCCCGAACGCGTCCGATGATCAGTTCATCAGCGTCAACACAGTTGAAGAAGCGATGCAACGAGAGAAGTACAAGGACAATACTGCGCCCATCATCATTGGGGTTGACCCTGCACGGTTTGGCTCGGACTCAACCGTCATCGCTGTCAGACAAGGGCGAGATGTAATAGCCATCAAGCGGCACAAAGGTGACGATACCATGGAAACAGTTGGGCGGGTGATTGAGGCCATCGAGGAATATCAGCCAACGCTAGTCAACATCGACGAAGGTGGGCTAGGAGCTGGCGTAGTGGATCGGCTGAAAGAGCAACGCTACAAGATCAAAGGCGTTAACTTCGGGAACAAAGCAAAAAACAGTATGATGTATGGTAACAAACGGGCGGAGATGTGGGGTGATATGCGGGAATGGCTCAAGTCAGCCAGCGTGCCTACGGATCGGTATTTGAAAAGTGATCTAATCTCGCCCATGATGAAGCCTGATAGCAAGGGAAGCATATTTTTGGAATCGAAGAAAGACATGAGATCAAGAGGGCTAGCGTCACCAGACGCAGCCGACGCTATTGCGTTGACTTTTGCGTTTCCTGTTGCACATCGGGAATATAAGGGTATAATCCGAAAGAATACGTACCAGAATCAAGGTGCGGTCTCTAACTCTTGGATGGGGTCATAATGGCTACTAAACACGACAAACCAATAGCTCGCACAACCACGGGTAAGGGTAAGAACTATAACCCGACTGATAAGGGCGCGGGAATGACCGCTAAAGGGCGAGCCGAGTACAATGCAAAAAACAACAGTAATTTGAAAGCACCTGCACCAAATCCGAAAACAAAAGCCGATGCTGGTAGAAAAGCATCGTTTTGTGCCAGAATGTCTGGCGTTGTTAAACACGCTAAAGGCGATGCACCACGCGCTAAAGCGGCCCTTAAAAGTTGGAACTGCTAAAGGAGAAATAAATGGCAACTAAACCTGGACTATATGCTAATATTCACGCTAAACGTGCAAGAATAGAAGCAGGATCCAAAGAAAAAATGCGCAAAGTGGGTAGTAAAGGTGCGCCAACTGCTAAAGATTTTAAAGATTCAGCTAAAACTGCTAAGAAAGGCAAATGACCATGCCGTTAAAAAAATCAACTAGTCCTAAAGCATTTCGTGAGAATGTTAAAGCCGAAATAAAAGCAGGCAAGCCTGTCAAACAAGCGGTGGCGATTGCCTACGCTACCAAGCGCAGCGCAGCTAAACCAGCAGGCAAAATGAAAAAATAATGGCATACGACCAGTCAAACATGAACCTTGTCGGTAAAGTAGCCGACATCGGTAGCAACCCAACGACCAATGAAGATCCAAAGGATAAGCTATCTATGATGCGCTCACGCTTTACAACAGCGTTGTCAGCATATAGCGAATCCCGTGAAGATGAATTAGATGACCTTCGATTTATGGCTGGTTCTCCAGATAATCAATGGCAATGGCCTGCTGACGTATTGGCAACTAGAGGATCTGTTCAAGGACAGACCATCAACGCTAGACCTTGCCTCACTATTAACAAACTGCCTCAACACGTCAGGCAAGTTACTAACGAACAACGTCAAAATCGACCCTCTGGGAAGGTAATCCCTGCCGATGATAAAGGCGACGTAGAAGTTGCTGAAATCTTTGATGGCATGGTGCGTCATATAGAGTACATCTCTGATGCGGATGTAGCCTATGATACGGCTTGCGACAATCAAGTCACCTACGGTGAAGGTTATATCCGTATTTTGACCGAGTATTTAAACGATGCAACTTTTGATCAAGACATCCGTATTGGGCGAGTTCGTAATGCTTTTAGCGTTTACATGGATCCAATGATTCAAGATCCGTGCGGGTCGGACGCTGAATACTGTTTTATTACTGAAGATATACAAAAAGCTGAGTACGAAAGAGAGTTTCCAGACGCTGCGCCACTTTCATCCATGCTAGCGCAAGGCGTAGGTGATTCCTCACTTAGCCAATGGATAAACGAAAATACAATCCGTATTGCTGAATACTTCTACTACAAACATACCCCTACTAAACTGAATTTGTACCCAGGCAATATGAGCCATTTTGACGGTTCACCTGAAGATAAACAGATGAAGATGATGGGTTTAAAGCCAATCAAGAGTCGGATGGTCGATGTTAAAAAAGTTATGTGGATGAAAACCAACGGCTTTGAAGTCCTAGAAGAAAGAGAATGGGCAGGCAAGTTTATCCCCGTTGTTCGGGTAGTTGGTAACGAATTTGAAGTAGATGGTCGCTTGTATGTGTCAGGTTTAGTGCGAAACGCTAAAGACGCCCAAAGAATGTATAACTATTGGGTTAGTCAAGAAGCTGAAATGTTAGCCTTGGCACCGAAAGCACCGTTTATTGGTTACGGCGGTCAGTTTGAAGGCTATGAACAGAATTGGAAAACGGCTAATACAACCAATTGGCCTTATTTAGAAATTAACCCAGATGTAACGGACGGCGCAGGTTCAGTATTGCCATTACCGCAACGCGCCCAACCGCCAATGGCATCGAGTGGGCTATTGCAAGCAAAAGCTGGCGCATCCGATGACATTAAATCTACCACAGGCCAATACGACTCGAGCTTAGGTGCCACAAGCAACGAACGCTCAGGTCGGGCTATCCTGGCAAGAGAGAAACAAGGCGACACAGGTACTTATCACTATGTTGATAATCTATCTAGGGCTATTCGCCATGTAACTCGACAACTAGTCGATATGATCCCTAAAATCTATGATACCGAGCGCATTGCAAGGATTGTAGGCTTAGATGGTGAAGTCGATATGGTGAAGATTAACCCAACGCAACCTGAAGCCGTTAAGAAAATTGTTGATGAGCAGGGTATGGTAATCGAAAAAGTCTATAACCCTAGCGTTGGTACATACGATGTAGTGGTTACTACTGGCCCAAGCTACATGACTAAGCGTCAAGAATCATTAGATGCAATGAGCCAACTGTTGCAGGGCAACCCGCAACTTTGGTCGGTAGCTGGCGATCTGTTTGTTAAGAATATGGATTGGCCTGGCGCGCAAGAAATGGCAAAACGCTTTGCCAAGACAATTGATCCAAAATTAATGCAAGACGACGATAAACCCCCTGAGCTACAGGCTGCTGAACAACAGATTCAGGCGATGAGCCAAGAACTCGATCAAGTACATGGGATGCTACAAAATGTTAATAAATCAATGGAAGCTCAAGATCTCCAGCGTAAAGAATTTGAAACCACTATTAAAGCGTTTGATGCAGAAACTAAGAGACTTACTGCCGTTCAAGCGTCCATGACACCTGAACAAATCCAAGATATTGTGATGGGTACGATTAGTGGCATGATTACTAGCGGTGATTTGATTAATGAGATGCCTGGGCGAGAAATGCCTGAAATGAATGAGCCAATGCCTGAACAGATGCAAAACCAAATGCCACCTGAGATGATGCAAGGGCAAATGGCACCCCCACAACAACCAATGGCAATACCACCTGAAGGGATGCAACAATGAAAGGCGCAGATTTTGTAGGTTTATTCTTTCTAGCCCGTGATGTAACGCATAGCGTGCATTTAAACACTAGAAGTTACTCAAAACACAAGGCGTTACAGAAATTTTACGAAAATATTATTGATTTAGCCGATGATTTTGCGGAAACATACCAAGGACGATACGGTTTATTAGGGCCAATTAGCCTGATGTCAGCTAAAAAAACGTCAAATGTGATTGAATTTTTAGAAAATCAACTTGCTGAAATAGAATCTGTGCGTTACGATGTATGCGATAAAGAAGATACACCGTTGCAGAATTTAATTGATGGTATTATCGAGTTATATTTAAGAACGCTGTATAAATTACGCTTTTTAGCATAAGGAATAATAATAATGGAACTTTTAAGACCTTTAGCCGATGCCAATTATCCTGCTGCTACTGTTTCCTACACAGGTACGGCAGGCGTTACATCTACTTGGGGCGCAGGCCCACAAGGTGTGGTTGTATGGTCAACTACGCCAGCTTACATTTTAGTAGGTGAAGGCGTTACAGCGACTACTGCTAGCACACCAATACCAGCTTTTACCCCAATCCCGTTTACAGTACCACCAGGCACAGGCGCTCCTTGGCGTGTAAGTGCAATTCGTGTTACTGATAGCGGCGATGTGTACTGCAAACCAATTAATATTCGATGAGTTGGGGAGTTGCCCTTCGTAATGGAGTAGCTATCGGCTTAGGTAGTGTTATTACTTTATTTTCAGGCACTCGCGATAGTGGATCATCCGTATCAAACCTTTTAACTGAAGCCAGCGATAATCTTGTACAAGAAGATAATGGGCTTATTTTGTTGGAGTAATTTATGACGGTTAGCATATCGTTATTTGCGGGGATTGGAGCGCAGTTTTTTACTGACGATGGCGTACCATTGGCAGGCGGATTAATTTACAGTTACGCAGCAGGAACAACCACACCTAAAACAACGTATACAAGTAGTTCAGGTAATATTGCCCATCCTAATCCAATTGTTTTAAATTCTGCGGGTCGCGTACCAGGCGGTGAGATTTGGTTAACATTAGGCGGGTATAAATTTATACTTGCTACGTCTACTAATGTCACCATAGCAACATACGACAATGTGTTCTCGGTTGCGGGTGATTTTAATTTAGTATCTAATTTTACAGGTGATGGTACACAAACTATCTTTATATTGCCTGTTTCACCAATAAGTGAAAATAGCACTCAAATTTACATTAATGGCGTCTATCAAAACAAAGATACTTATTCATTGACAAATACCTCGATTACTTTTTCTGAAGCGCCTCCTTTAACGTCTAAAATTGAAGTAATGTATAACTAATAGGAAATATCATGGCTGATTCAAAAATTAGTGCTTTACCAGCGTCAACAACGCCCCTTGCGGGTACGGAAGTATTGCCTATTGTTCAATCTAGCACTACTAAACAAGTATCTGTTGCTAATTTAACTACGGGTAGGGCTGTAGATGCTTTAACATTTACTCCTACATCAGCACCAAGTAGCAATTGGGCAATTAATGGAACAAACGCTGGATTACTTGTAACAATTGCAAATGATGGAACTTATGATTTAGCTACGGGTTCTGGAGCTGTTTATGCTTGGGATAACGGTGGCAATGGCGTCGGTATTTTTTATACATTTTATGGTACGGTATCTCCTGATTTTAATCCATCAGCATTTTATTCAACAACAGCAGATACTCCTTTGCTAGTAAATTTTTATTACAACGCTGGTACAGGAACTTATAGATTTCAAAATAAAACTGGATCATCAAAAAGCATATATATTTTTACAATGAAATTTAGAGCATCATCTTAATTATTAAGGATTAAATATGAAATCTTACACAACTAAACAACTTGAATCTAAAGCAAGTCCCTTGTATGAAGTGACTATTGTTGATAATGATGACTCAACCATAACTCTTCATGTTGCAATTAATGAAGGCGATGATTTAACTGCGGCGATAAATTTTGCTTACAATTCAGTTAAAAATCCTGCGCCACCAAAACCATTAACTTATGCACAAAAACGTAAGTTGGAATACCCGTCAATGGAAGATTATTTAGACGGAATCGTAAAGAACGATCAAGCGCAAATTCAAAAATATATTGATGATTGCAATGCTGTTAAGGTTAAATATCCAAAGGATTAATTATGTCCCTTACAAAAGTTTCATATTCAATGATTGAGGGCGCAACAGTAAATATTTTTGATTACCCAGGCGCAGATACAGGAACAAAATTAATTAACGCTATTACTGCATTGCCTGCTACTGGCGGAGTTGTTGATTGTCGTGGATTAATGGGCGATCAAACTATTTCAAGCACAGTAGAAATTGGTTCTACAACAAGACCAGTAACCGTTCTTTGCTCTCATAATGCAACATTTAAACCCGCTACGGCTTCCGTACAAATGTTTAGAATTCGACCAAACGGTCAATTAGTTGGCGCAACTATTGATACGACTAATGTTACTTATGCAGCTCAAACTATTCTTATTAATGATTCTTTTAACGATGGTCAATCAACGCTTATTCAAGATATTGTTTGCAACGGCAAAAATAGCGAAGGAATAGCGATTGCTTTATCTACGTCAGGAACAACAGAATACGGTATTGTATACGTAACTTTAAACAAAATTCGCACCGTTGGGTATTATGTTGGCGTCAATGTAGAAATCAATAACGCAAACCAGTATATTAATTCAAACATTTTTAGTGATATTGAAGTTAAAGGCGGTCAAATTGGCTTTAACTATAGTGGAAATGGCGATTTTCGGGCTAATCAATCAATTAATTGTTCATTTCAAGCTAGCCCAACTTCCGCTATTGGTTTTAACATTTTAAAAGGAACTTACAATACTTGGTTAAATACAAATATTTGGGATATGCCAGTTGCAGGGAATGAAATTGTATTTGGTGCTTTATCTACTAGAAATGTAATGGCTGGATATTTAAACGCAATCAATATTATTACTAATAATGGAAATAATACAATTTATGACATAGTTACAGGAAATATCCCTGTTTATGGTGAAATTCAAGTAAATAACGTGCCAGTAAATGTTTGGGGTATTAATTTTGCATCTTCAGCCGCGTCGCCTAATTTAATTACCTTAGCAAATAATGCAACGTATAATTTCGCTGTTGGTTCTGGACTTATGATTTTACAATCAACGGCAACTGGTGCGATGGGAATCTTTACTTCTCAAGCCCAAGTAGTTTATAAATTTAATGATGAAACAAGTTCATATACTGCAACGGCCGCGTCAGCAGGTAAGACTAACTGCTACTATAGCGCTGGAGCTGGATTGTATCAAATTGAAAATAAAACAGGTGGCACCGTATCGTATTATGTGTCGTTAATTAAAACAAAACTTAATAATTAAATACTTGACAGATTAGAAGTTTAAGAATATATTTTGTAACAACCGTACTAGCCGTTAGCTAGGGATTCTTAGGAGTCATAGATGTCTGAAGAACAAGAAGTAGTCTTAGCGGACTCAACTGCCGCGCCAGAGCAGGTAGCAACAGCAGCTCCTGATACTGAAGTAACATCGCTGGAAGAAAAGCCTGTTGAAGCATCTAAAACCTTCACACAAGAAGAATTAGACGCCGCGATTGGAAAACGACTTGCAAGAGAACAACGTAAGTGGGAAAGAGAACAGAACGCCAAGCGAGCAGAAATGCAAACAAGGGCGATTCCAGCCGAAATTCCGTCAGTCGATTCGTTTAACTCGCCCGAAG